TCTGCATAATACAATCCATCAAGCAAGTCATCATGCTTTCCTTTAGGAAATTCAAAGATTTCATCTATTAGCTCAGAGTGTTCTTTTCGTATGTAAAGCTTCTTAGAATTGATAATACTACCCAAGGACATCTCTAGCCTGTCTTCTTTTTTTATACCATGTGGAGGTCTTACCCCTTTGTTAATACCAGGAAGTAGTCTTTTTTCTTTTCTAGCCATACGTTCTACCATATCTCTTACCATTTCCTGTGCACCTACTGTTTCTACAGCACATCTACGTATCGGTGAATATTTTCTTGCCATCTTTAATATTTGCTCTGGCATATCAAACGCTGGTATCTTATCATGGTAATAGTCTATAACATATCTATTTTTGTTTGCATCTATTCCCATCACTACAATTACTTGATAGTCTGATGTACTTGATGCTGTATGTGCTAAGTCTACTCCCATATATGTGTAAATAGGTATCATTTCTTTTTCATCTTTCAAGTAAGTAAACTGTCCATCTGTGTGGAAGTCATAACTATGGTAATGTATGTTATCCATCTTGAAAGAAGCAGAAGCAGCATCTCTAGCATCGTTTAAATATTCTTGTGCGAACTTGTCAATTTTCCCTGCTTCTATGTATTCTTGTCTTTTTTGATTTAACTTAGATATAGGAAACTGTTCTTCCCATGCAGGCTTTCCATCTTCTATAGCTCTAATAAAGGTTAAATCCCATGGGTATTTCTTTTTCTTTTTGTCTGCATCTTTCCATCCATCTACAATATTCTGTAAGAATGCGTCATAATGTACAATCGTTCCTGATAACCATATCCACCCTTCTTTTCCAGGACTTTCTTCTAGTGATGGATATACTGTAGATACAATCCATTGTTTAATTTCATCTCTACGTATAGCAGTTTTTGTGTTTAGCTCTGATTCAAAGTCATCTAAGATAATACCAGTATATCGTGTATCTACCTCTGCACGCCCTCTTAGACGCTGTGAAGTACCTTTAGCTATAATACGATGCCCTTTTGTCGTTATAAGGTCTTTTTCGGTCCATCTCTTGCCTTCATCACCACCACATAGATTACCAAAGTAGTGTCGTATTGCCTGATTTGTTTCTAAGTGTGAACGTATATACTTTACGTGGTCAATAGACTGACCCTGTTCTTCAGCTACCCACGCCATAAACATAGACTGGTCTTGTGGGGTATAGCATAGTTTATGCATAATAGCAGCTTTCATTAATACTGATTTTCCAAAACCTCTTGGAAGCACATTACAGATACGTGCTCCAGGTTTTGTACTAATTAATTTTTTACCAAGGTCATAATGAAAAGGAGGTGATGCTGATTTATGTAAAAAATCATTTGGTAAAAATAACTTACCAAACAGTATTAAATCCTTAGAAGCTTTATGTAACAGCTTCTCCTTATCAGATATACTAAGCTTTTCCATTGTTTTCAATAAACTCCTTGCTAAATCCTATTAAATCCATATCTTCGTCATACATACAAAGACAGGCACAATCAACAGTAACATATTTTTCCATAGGAACATTCATGATAGTATTCAACAAAAAGTCACTATACGTTATCGGCGACTTCTGAACCTTCACTTTCCTCTCGCACATCTGGCAGTTCAAAAACTTCTCGTTCTTGGCTCGCAATTTTTTTGACATCTTTCCCCTCCAATGCTGCTAGTTGTTCAGGGCTAAAACCTTTAAACAATGCAATAGATTCTGTTTTCTGTTCTTTTTTACCTAATAGACCTGATATTTCCATTAGCATCTTTAGCGACGAAATCTTATCGCTATCTCTGGCTTCAATATTATCAACAATCTCTTTTGTCTTTAATAATAGATATTCAGGGGTAATCTCTGTTTTATCTAATATCTTTTGTATTTCTTTATCAATCAATGTTTGCATCCTTTCTGTTTTCAACAACATACTACTTTGCTCTTTTATATATTGTTCTGACTTAGCTTGAGGATAAGCTCGTTTAAACGAATCTATCACTCCGTCGCCTTTCGCAATATACTTAGCAAATAAAAATTCTTTCTTTGTAGGCTTCTCTCTTTCTTTAAATACTGTATTAGAGTTCTTACCACTAAACTTGTAAATACTCTCTCTTAGTTCGCCTTCCATTTTTACGGTAGGAGCACAGTTAAACATACCAATCGCAGTGCGTACGTAACGTTCGTTGTTGATTGTCCCACGCTCTAGCACCTCACAAACCTGCCCATCATCTGTTAAGGTCCATGAGCCTATAGGGGCATTCCTCCACTCGGTTAGCACGTCTTGTAATGGCATAGCCTGCCTGAGCTCGTTGATATTGTCGTATACAAAGTGCTCCTTACCTTTTATAGTTCTTTGTTTCATTTACGGTGAACGATGTATTCTGGGTCTTTATCACTTAATCTGATTTCTACCCACCCTTTTGTTTGTGGTTCAAACATAGCATAGCGTGCATATTCAGCATATCCTATAAAAGAACCTCCACGCACGAACCATTGTCTCTTTACTTCTTCGCTATCTTGCATAATTTCAAAAGAATCTACTGGTTTGGCGTATAATTGATGGTTATGTCCCAAATAATACATATCAGCGTCTGGAAAGATGTTTCTAAGCCTAATTAGCTCCATATCTCCGTTTTTAGCACCACTTTTACCATGTCCACTTGCAAATGTGAAGCGATTATGCTTGTAATTAATCACTGCATACCCTGGAAATGGGTAATATGGTACTTCAAGGTCGTCACATAGCACACGAATTATATCAATTCCTGCTAATCTCACAGAACGAAGTGTATCATGGTTACCACCACGTAAAAACACACACTTATTCATGATAGGTCGTATCATTTTTACAAATTGAGCGTACTGTTCGTTGTTATCAAACAACTGGTCGCCTTCTGGTATATGATAATTAGGTGGAATAAACTCCAACATATCACCATTTCCAAACCAAAGTGCATTTGGGTCATCTTTTATCATTTCTACTGCTTTTAGAAATAGACTTCTATCAAATACCTTACTCCCTACATGGATGTCAGTAAGACAATGTAGGTTTACTTTTGACTTCTTTGTATTGTGTTCTAATATTTTACCTGGATTAATCATTTCTTTCTCCGTTTTCTGAGTCATACTGTTTGCTGTACATCGTATGGCTCAATAGTATTACGCTATAATTTATTAAATCTAGCATTGTGTCTTCTACCTTTTCTTCAGCAACAGCTCTTTCTCCGTCTTTCTTCAATAGATTAGATATTCTAGCTATTTTATCAGAGATACGAACAAGAATGCCAGTTGATGTATCACATATCTTCAAGGCTTCTACCATTTCAAAGTTAGAAAACGGTTCTTGCACTTGTGCATAGTCTGTATTCTTATCGTCGCATAGCTCTTTTGCTTTTTTTATTATTGCATCATAGTTTGGAATCATACTTTCCTCCTGCTTTTTTCCATAAATAGTCACCAAAACCCATTTGGTATAAACTATTTGCTAATACTTGTACTTGTGTTTCTGTCATATCTAAACTGCTTCCATGTGTTATTCCATGTAATACTTCATGAATTAATACTTCTAGCAGCTTACTGTCTTTCATATCATGTTCTAATACTATTTCACAATTACGCATAGATATTGCTCCTAGTATTTCTGAGTCCATAGACCCTAGGTCTACTTTCGCACCAGATATAAACCTAATACTATAATTATGACCATTTATAGGAAGCATCATTGTTTTACTTTTTAGCTTCTTTAGTTTTTTCATTCTTAGCTCCCTCAATTTGGTCTAGTAAATATTTATTAAATTTTTTCGTATCTTTCTTCATTTCTATATATTTATTAATGACTGATTCTAGTAACATTGTTTTTTCAGTCAACTTAAACATATTATCTCTTAAGAGGGCTATGTGGTATATTAGTTCTTTTTTACTCGGTTTCTTCGGTTTCTTGATGGGCATTAGTTTCCTCCATGTTGTATTTTTTTGTTTCTATTATTAAGTTTAGCATAGAAGTTATATATGCATCTTCTAACGAACTGATGTAGCGAGAAAATGATTGAGTAGTTACTTCTATTGCTATGTTTAATTCTTCATCTGTAATAACATCTAATAATCTTCCATTTAATTCATCATGGTCTAATATATTTGCATGATGCATAGATTTATAACGACACCAGTTATCATATTGTTGCTTTACGTTTTCTTTTGTAATAATACCTAATGCTGTTAATACATTATTTTTTTCTTTTGACATTGTTATCCTTTTTCTTTTTAAAGATTTTATCCCAGCGTTTGTCGTATTCTTTTCTAGATATAGAGGTAGGTCTTGGTTTATCCCCTTTACCTGCTCCATTTGGTCCTTTGAACATATAAGAGCTTAATACCATAGATTGGAAAAAGTCAAGAAAAAAATTATAATATATTTTTAAGTCTTAGCATCTTTGTACTTGACATCAGGCGTTTTTTTCCTTAACTTAGGTTAGGATAACTCTACAAACCTACTAGCTAGTATAGTTAGTTAGTTAGCCGATTCTCTAAGTTCAACAATATCAACACTTCCAGACACCAGAAAAAACTAAAAAATTTTATAACTTTGTGTGGAGTTCTTTTTTTTCAATAGCCCCCCCAGTCTTTTTCAAGTTAGGAATTGTAGAAGTTCGTTGAGATTCGGTTTAAGTCTTAATATTGTTAGAGTTACAACTATTTGACAATGTCAAGCTTTATTTTTTTTTCTTATGTTATTATAATTATTCCAGACCATAGCTAGTTGCTCTCTACCGACGGAGAGCTAGTACCACTTGACAAGTCTTTATATATTGTTATATTACAGCCCGTTCTCACGCATGGAAAATTATATATAGTATCTATTCCAAGACCCAAGCCAGACCCAGCCAGATATATATAAGGCGTTTAAACAGCCTATATAATACCTACATTACCAGCCCCAGATTTATAATTTGGATTGTTTAAACAGCCTAAGCCAGAGCCCCAGACTTACGCCGATTCTATGACGACAAATAAAAATGTTTGCACATTGCATAGAATTTAGTATATTGATTG